CGATCCTTTGTAAAAATGTATTTACAGCGGAACCGGCAAGGCTGGACGAAATCACAGGCTCACGGTAAAATGTGGGTTCTATGTAAAAGGAGAGCGTATGATCAAGTATTCGACAAGTGGTGCGGTTTTTCGACGGTTTTCAAGCGGAAATAAAGTCGTATATCTTCATAGAAGAAAAACAGATCATTCTATTTTTTACGTGGGAATGGGCGTTCCGAAGAGGCCGAAGGATCAAAAGAGCAGAAATCGGTATTGGTGGAATGTCGTTGAGAAAAACGGATACGACATTGAAGTGATTTACAAAAATCAATCGAAGATCATGGCCGATTGGATTGAAGAAAATCTGATCGCTGCGCTTCCGGATCTGACGAATATCTGTCCGGGTGGCGAAGGTGGGCCATCTATGCCAGGGGAGAAGAGCCCGCATTTTTCCGGACACTGGCTATTTTTCAATTTAGAAGAGAAACTGTATTGGATTTCGACTGGTAGAATTGAACTTGAAAAACACGGATTCAATCCCGCACATTGCTCCGAAGTAAAAAACGGAGAACGAGAATATCTCACCTCAAAACGAATTCACAAAAATGGCGTAAAGATCAGATTTGACGTGATACAACTTGATGACATCGACGAGATCGTGAATTTGATTGCTGAATATGATCTTCAAGAAGTAGAATTGAGCGATCAGGAAATTCGTGGTCAGGGTGGAGAAAACAATTCGCGTTTCAAAGGATTCTCAATCGGAGTGAACGAAAATCAAATTGTGATACTTGCTGGGAGGCAGCAGATGGAAGAGCTTGGATTCAGCCAAGGCAATATTTCAGAATGCATTCTCGGCAAGCGTAAATCCCACAAATCGTTCCGTTGGTTCCGATCAACCGATCTATCCGAATACAAATCACTCAATCTGACCCCGTTCAACGAAGAGACAAGAGAACTTCTCGAACAATGAAAAAACCCGGCATTCGCCGGGTTTTTGTTTACTTCTTCTTTTTCGTATTGATCTTTGAATAATCGACAGCCAGGAACCCGTTCGGCATCTTCTTTGAAATGTCGCGGTTTTCTTGCGCAACCACACCGGATTCTGAACCAGTCAATCCAAGATGCTTTTCTGCAGTCTTGTTCCAATCCCAAGAATACAGATCACGACCTGAATCAGTCTCCCCAATCTTCTGAACATTTTTTTTCAATCTTTCGTCAGAAGGGGCGAATGCGAACATTGCAGCCATTGTCGCGGCCTGGGAGAGTGCCGAGTTAGTAGCATTCGCGCTCGCAGCACCAGCGTTGTATCGAGCTTGCGCCTGCTGCTGATTCAGATTCGCAGCGCCGAGATAATCAACTCCACCAGTTTGGCCTTGTTGTGCATAACTCTGATATTGCTGCGCACTCGGGACGGGAGTGGTGCCATTCAGGAGGCTCTGATATTCATTCAGCGCACGATATCGGTTCGTTTCAGCAGCACTCAAATCAGCACCATATCTTTGATACTGTTCAGCCAGTGATTGCGAACGAATATCATTGTTGGCATTACGCAGATTCATATTCGCAGCCTGGGCCTGAAGCTGATTCTGGAAATCACGCTGATTGATGTCTTCCTGCTGAAGTTTCGCGTTATTGGCAAAGTTCAGATTGTTCTGCTTCCAAGCCTGTTGCTGCATGGCAAATTGATTGTCCATTGCCTGTAGATTCGCGTTTGTAGTGGCACGATTCACATTCTGATCAAATCGCTGAACGTTTTGAGCGAACATCGCATTCTTCGCTTCATTTGAAGCGTTGAACGATTGAAGGGCCTGATTATATCGAGCTTGTTGATTCTGATTATTCGCCTGATTGATACCGAGATTCGATTGAAGTTGAGCCAATTGATTCTGATACGCGGAATCATCTTGTCCAAACTGTTGGGCCGCAGCAGCGTTATTCAGTTGGAAAGCATTCGTCGCCTGATTGAATCGCTGATTTTGGTTCGCATTGTTCATTGCCACCAGATCGGCTTGCTGGCGTTGGGCATCCAGAACATTCTGATAGCGAGCATCATCGAGACCGAATTGAGCTTGATTCGCAGCATTTTGAAGCTGGAAGTTCTGCGCAGTTTGGCTGTATCGCTGATTCTGTGCGGCATTCCGTTGAGCAACAAGATCGGCATTTGCGGCATTTCCGGCAATACGATTGTTGAAACTTGCAGTATCCATCGCAAACTGATCTTTCTGTGCCTGATTGGACAGATCGAACTTTTGCGCAGCTTGACCGAACGCAGCTTGACGAGCTTGGTTTGTTGAATCAATGATCTGTTGATTCGTTTGACGACCGGCAAGAGTGTTCTTGTATGCGTCAGCAGCTTGAGCGAACTTCTGATTCTGGGCTTGATTCGCGAATTCAGCCCGGGCCTGATCCATGCCAAATTGAGACAGATTCGCTTGGTTTTGAGCTTGGAACGCAGCTTGGTTCTGTGAGAAAGCCTGGGCATTCGCAGCTTGGTTTGTTCCGAAAGCTGATTGCTCTTGAGCGAATCTTTGTGCTTCGGCATCGTTCCCGGCAGCAAATCCGGCGAGTTGTGATGCGTAGTTGTTTCTGGCAATGTCCGCACCAGTCAGAAGAGCCTGATTTGACAACTGGTTTCGAGCTTTCGCCTGGGAATCATAAATCTCGCCCATAGACGCTCTCGCCGCTTCTGAATCGACGCCGAGACCTTGAAGAGCCAACTTGTTTTGACTGCGTTGAATGTCCCGCTCCATATCTCCACGCTGGAAAGCCATTTGTGATTCATACGCAGCTTTTGCGTATCGATCAGCGTTTTTCTCGTCAAACCTTGGAGCATTGGTTCTAACACGATCACCACCGTCATCGAATTGGGCTTGTTTCATAGAAACCCCATTCCGAGAAAGGTTATCGTTCAGATTGGTATCGATCTTCGCATTTGAATTCAGTTTGGTCTGAACACCTGGGCCTGAATATTGGAAATCTCCGACAGTGCCGGCACCATTCTGGTTCAGCGCCTTGACGCCAGCAAATGCGCCGTTGACATCTGTATTCAACTTCGCTTTACTTGCAAAATCTGCGTTCATCTTGTTGTAAGATTCGACATTTCCGACGTTCTTCATGTTGTCGGAAATATTGGTGTCAAGATTCGCGTTTGATTTGAAGGCGGAAACATTCGTTCCGACGTTCTGGACTGAACCAACGTTCTTCAGATTGTCATTTACAGAGGTGTCAACCTTGGCATTCGATTTGAAGGCGGCGGCTTGCTTTGCGAAATCTTTGATCGTTCCGGCAGTCTTGGCATTGTTGGAAAAATCAGTGTCGAGGTTCGTTCCATTTGACTGGAATGCGCCGACTTTCTGTGTATCCTTGACATTCAGACGATCTAAACCACCCGCCAGATCCGTGGACAGCTTCGCATTAGAATCGTATGCCTTGACCTGATTTATTTTCGAGGTATCCAGTCCTGGCACGTTCTTCATGTAGTTGCTCAACTGCGGAGCGTTGAACGTGGTCTTCAGACTGTTTCGAGCCTGATTTGCCTTATCGCGAGCAGCAGATGCCAGATATTCACCGGCCGCCTGCTGATCTGCGGCAGTTTTCCGCAATGTCGCATTCGGGCTTTCGGTTTGTGTCCAAGTTTTAGAAATAAACTCATTTTTCGTCGGAGCATTTCCCCGGGTCTTCGGATCAGCTTTTTCCCAATCCGCAAGTGCGCGAGCGTGGGCGCCCTGATCGTAAGAATCTTCACTCGTCCATTTGACGGTTCCATTCTGATTGACTTGATTCACGCGATTTGCCGCAGTGGTGATATTCGCGAAATTCAAGTTCGATAGCGCCGAAGCTTGGGCCGCGCCAGTCGTATCGACGGCCGCTGGTGCTTTTGGTGAACTGGCCATATATTTCCTTTGTAAAAGTGTATTTATGAATACTTGGAATTTCGTTTCCACTGTTCTTTAGTGAACGTCCACAGAATTCCGTCTTCACCACCGAATTTATTCGGGCAAGTTCCAGATTTAGAATGGCCCAATTTTTCGTGGATCTTGTTCATTCTTTCGTTTTCTGAACTTGTCCACATGATCAGTGCTTGTTTTTCTTGATCTTCAAAAATATGTTTGTAAACCAGATGGATGAACTTCGGATTCACGTATCTGCCGGAGCTGACAACACTCGCTTCAACTGAATGTTCTTCAAATCGATTGAGTATGACGGCGGCTCGAACATCACCATCCTTTTCGGCAACCAGAACGATGGTGTCATTTATGATGAAATTTCCACCATACGGAGCGATTTGATTGGCAAGATCAACAGCGTATTCACCATCGAAAAGAATCGTGTTCATAGAATGCCGCCTCCTTCGATCACAAGATCCGAGCTTGTCCAAATTGTTTGGTCGGCAGCAACGAAAAGCAAAACGATTGAAAGATAAGTGCCGATCGTATTGGATCCGTTCCATTTTTGAATTGAAACAATTTCACTCGACCAATAAGATTCGTCCCAATTTGCCGCATCCCATAGAGCTACGGGAGTTGAAGCCACGTTAGAAACATTCAGCGGAACCGTCGTGTTGAAGTCGGAGCGCACAGAAATCCGCAGGTTTGTCGCCGTTGATTTTGACAAGAGATTTGCTCGAACCAATTTGGCGTGTTTGATATTGCCACTGGTGCCAAGCGTCGTGAAAGCTGATTGGCAGATACAAGTGTATGATTTGCCACCAGAGCCAGATGAATCAGCCAGATCGCGATATCCGTGAAATGCGAGATAAATGCCATCGGACGTGATGAAAAACGTCTTCTCGTTGAAATTCGCCCATTGAATTGCTGGGATTCCAGTGAAGATCGTCCATCCTGCTGTTTTTCTGTGGAACACGAATTGAAAATTCCCGCTTGAACTGATTTGAGGGACGTTGAAGATCACGATATCGTCAGCGTCGATCGCACAGATGTCGAATCCGTAAATTCCCTTGTAAGCTCGGGTGATTTCTGAAATGGTTGAGCTGATATTGTCCGAAACTGGAATTGTCAAAGTTCCATTCTGTAGATACTGCGAAAGTGAATAAACTCCGGAATTGGACCAATAAAGCACGTCGCCACCGTAGATCATGAATGGCTGATCGTATGCCGGCTTGTCAAGAGAGAACACACCAGCAACAGAAAATGAAGCCGCATCATCTGGATCGGTTCCGTCCAGAATCACGCAATCACCTTCTGAACTGATCACGGCAAGTCGATTGCTCAATCCAGTTCCAGCCACGCCAGAAGTCCACGAAATCAGATCAACGATACGGCCGCCTCGTGGTAATTGAGCGCCGAGATCAAACGACTTGATTTCACCACCGAGAGAATTGATTTCAGTGTAAAAGATCCGAGTTGAATTCGTGTATTTGAACCAAATACGACGTTGGTGGATTGTCGGATTGCCGAGACCTTCCAGAACATACCCGGCAGGCATTGAGAATTGGCCGATTGCCGCAGGCGAAGCAACCAGAGAAGTTGTGATGAATGTTGTTCCGTTGTAAATGATCGGTTTGTTCTGACTGTTCGCCAGGATCAGGAAATTTCCGCCTTGTGTGGATAGTTGGGCGTATCGAAATTTTCCGGAAGTCAGGCCGGTATAAACGACAGAATTTCCGCCTTGTTCGGTGGTGTCATAGATTGCGGAATCATCGGACACAAACAGTTTGTCTTCAGTTTTGATTCCGGAATTGTATGGAATGATCGATCGAAGTGTAGAAGTGAATCCAGTCGTCCATGCTTTTGAACCTTTTCGATTCTCGATACCCATTGGCGTGGCGATCAAATTCGTCGCTTGTAGTGCGAACGCTGGATCCATATTCGACAATGGCGCCTTGCTATTCAGTCCCAGATTTGGAGCCGGGATTGAAGTTGTGATTGAAACTTGATTGGTTTTGATCATTTACGACACCATGACAAATTGATCTGGATTGTATGTTTGGCCGCCTGACAGACAAATTGATTTCGCAGGAACATCCGAGCCCTTGATTTGTTCGAGCAGGCGCAGGTATTCATCAACGACGTATCCATTGTTCAATCCCTTTGAAGCGAGCAGCTTGGCTTTGACGAGATTCACCACTAATCGCGCATTGAATAAAGGGATGTCAGAATCTTGGATGAAGGTTGATTGCCATTCACCAGCAGCGGAGCGGATGAATTTGTTCGAGACATAGACAAATTTCAGGGTGCCAGATGGCTGAATCGGATACGGATAAAAACGATCACCGATCACTTGGAACGATAGGGTGAAACCAGTTGTTCCGGATGTTGGTGGTGTTGAAATTTGAAGGAACTCGCCAGGGTTCATTGCGCCATCAACGGCATACGAGAAACCGCCCATTCCAGTGATCACGTATGAATCTGGAATCATTCGATCAAAATCTGCTGGCAGTTCATACGATGTGCTGCCATCGAATGTGATCTGACCTTGACGAATCAGTGATTGCCAGTTGAATTCATAAGACAGCTCTTCGCATGCTGATTGAACCAGTGCGGCGACCTGTTGAACCAGCGTGTCGTTTGATGATGAAACAGAAGTCGGAACGCTGAATGAAGTTTCAGCCATGACTTGCTTGACAATATCGAGTAGAGATTTTTTCATTCAGTGTTCCTCTTGGATTTATACTTCGGTCTTTGGCGGGCGACCGACCTTCTTTTCTGGCTGAACTTCCAGCAGCTTCGCCATTTCTAAAATTCGCTGTTCCATTGCCTTGATCTTTTCTTCATTCGCTTCTCGTTCGGCTTGAATCTTTGAAACCAGATCGGTTTCCTTCTTTGATTCGAGGAACAGAATTGCTTTTTGCTTCGCGGCACTCATTTGATATCGCATACAAATATCATCGCGAAGATCGGCAAGCTGCTCGACCGTATGGACGTTGATCGACTTCAGGGTTCTGACTTGTCCTTGCTGAAGGAACCCAGCTTGTGAAACGGGATAACCGACGATTTCGTTCTTTTCGCCAGCTTGAAATTGTTCCCATTCGCGGATGAATCGATGTGGATCAATCTTGTTGACTGGCCGGAAGATTTCGGCGCTACGATCGCCAGGAATACTGATCTTGACGAATGGCGTATCAACCCAAATCAGATCACCATTGGCGTTCTTCTTCTCGACGGGTTCATTCATAAATTCGACGATCAGATGTTCATCACCTTTGATCCGGCCGAATTGATTGCGTGGAATATTTTCTAACATTGTTTCTCCTGTGAAATAAAAAAGGGAATCCATTTCTGGACTCCCTTTATTTACACTCGGAGAAAGAGATTAGATTTGAATTTAGCCTTGGACCACGCCGTTCAGAGCGATGTTGCCGCAAACCAGTTGGCCAGCCCAAAGCATGCGCTTGACCTTGGCATCTTGGGCCGTGACAGGAGCGTCGATTTGGCGCAGAGCTTCAGTCTTGAAAGGACGGAACTTGACGGATGAGGCATTGATGAAATAGCTCACGTCGTCCGGCATTTCGGCAGGGGTGGAACCGGTTGAGTGTTCGCAAACGACAGCCACTCCCATGAACATCACGTTGGCGAAACCAGCATTGGCCATCTTGGCTGAACTGGTGCCTTCAAAGCGTTGGTCTTGGCGCATTGACTTGACCAGAGCGTTGTAATGGGCGACGCATGACAGAATGACATCAGGCTTGTCAGTGCCGCGAACCAGTTGAGTTTGCAGGGCCAGGAAGCGATCAAACACGTTGGCGTCAGTGATCACGGTTCCGTCCACGCTCTTGTGGCGCCAGAATGAATTGGTCGCACGATCAATGCCACCGTAAACGCCGGTAGTGGTGCCAGCAGCAGGCAGCATGGCTTGCAGGCCGATCAGGCTCTTGGCGTTGGTGCCGTCGCCATACAGATCAGCACAGATCAGGTTCATCAGATCGGATTCAGCAGCTTCAACACGGTCTGAAATCAGATCGATGACGCGGCTCTTACCAGCGTTCTGAATCATCTCCAGACCGGAAATTGAAACGGAAGTGTGGTATTGAGAGATACGGAATTCGGCAGCAGTCAGATGCTCACCGGTCAGAGTGGGCAGAACATCGTAGCCTGAATAAGAAGTGGCATTTGCGCCAGGAGCTGAATAACGGACGTTTTCCAGAATCTTGGTGCCGCCGTCAAAGGGTTTGACCATTCCCTTGTCCTTCAGAACCCACAGCAGAGCGTTGTGATTTGACAGAGTGTCATTCACCTTGCTTGAGCGGTTCTCGATCGCCACTGATAAAAGAGTGTCATAGTTCGGATTTGCCATTTGTTTCCTCTAAATTGGATGGATTCATTTTATTTACAGAGTTCTCGGAAATTTCCTTATTCATCTCAATTTCCTTCTTTTCTGCTTCAAGTTTTGCCGAAAGTTCGGCAGGAGTTGTATTTCGATCAGACGGAACTTGCAGAATTCCACCAATCAGAATTGATGCGCCAATCATTTTCATTCACTTTCGTCGTATGCTTTTGCGAGGATAGAGCGCAGATCGTCGCCACTGGATACAGGCGCCTTTGGTTTTGATCCGCTCAACTTGGGTTTAGCTGCTTTCGCGGCTGAAGTGTTTCGTTCACGGATCGTCTTCTGAACTTGATCGTTCATTCGACATGCCATTTTGTATGCTTCCTGCAGATTTGAAGCTCGACCTGATTGAATCAGAATGCCCATGTCTTGTTTGACAGTTTCAAAGAATTCATTCTTTGATGCGAATTCTTGAACCTGGGCGATCATTTTCTGATCTGGGGCTGGAGCTTGCTGGGGCTTCGGAGCCTGCTGAACTTGATTCCGCTCCAGTCGTTCCAGCTTCTCGATCATCTTCTGTTGAATTGGATCCGGCTTCGGGGCGAGAATCTTGTCATTCAGTGCTTTTTCCATTGCTTCAACAGATACACCGAAACCCTCGAACAGATCGGCCAGAATCGCAGCACGTGAATCGTCGTCGCCGGTATGGAGGGCGCGAGACAAATCCAGCAGTTGTGAAACGTGCTCGAATGGGTTTGAGCCGATCGCCTCGATAAACTCAAAATGCGGATCAACAATGCTGCGGAATGCCTCTGAAACGGTTCGCTCTTGCTCCAGCGTTTCGATATACTGGCGAGTTTCATCGGGAATTTCGGTTTGAACCGCGTCAGATTTTTGCTCTTCTGCTTCGACTTCCTGCTTCACTTGATCTGGATCTTCAGCAAGGACTTCGGTCGCCTCTTCCTGAACTTCACCATCGGTTTGAATGTCAGAATCAGAGATTTCTTCGTTTGACGCTTCATCGAATGCCCGAGAAAGCACCTCTTCTAACGACAGATCGTCATTTACTTCTTCACTACCTTGAACTTCATCATCCATTTCATACTCCTGTGTCATTTACAATTTTCTCTACTGAATTGCGAATCTCTTTCTTTTTCTCCGCAATTCGATTCTCTTTTTGGATTTTAGATTCAGCAAAAGATTCGCTTGCTGAAATCAAATCATTGTCTCTCATGTGCTTCTCAAACTGATTCTTTCCCTCGAACACATTTCCATTCCCGTCTTGGATCAAACCGCTGATCGTTTGGGCTTGAATCATCGGAGTGTCGAGCATTCTTTCTGTAATGGTTCCGCACATCGGGCAAACTGGCGTCAAATTTCTGTTTTCAATGTTTGAAACAAATGATGAACGCGATCCGCAATTTGGGCATTTGACTGAATAAGTCGGCATCTTTCCCCTGTGAACGTAAAAATGTATTTACGTTCACGAGAGAGGAAGATTTTCAGAAGATCAGCGACGTAAGAGAATTTGGCAATGTTTCGATTGATGTTGAGGCATACGCGGTGAATAGCGACACCAATTCAGAACTCATCTGACCGTTGAAATAAAGGTTTAGATTCTCATCAATGATCAAATTCAATGAATCAATCGTTTGCTGGCTCACTCCGGCAATTGCGCCAGCGTGAGCTACTTCGGCAATCTTTCGTTTGACAATCGAATTGGTGTGGCCATCTACGATTCTCGGGATGATCCGCGCACGTTGTAGCAATGACAGGTAAAAATTTGCGCTCATATAAATCTCTTTCTTGATAGTAGAGCGAGCAGAATGATGAAAATTTCTTCTTCCTCTCGCATCAGTCGATCTTGGATGTCCATCCGAACAACTCTAAAAACGTCAGCTCGAATGATTGGAGTTGAATTGTCGAATTCTCTAACAATGTCTTCTCGACTTTGTTGCAGGAACGAAGCAATCTCTTGAATTGATTCATCCCTTGGCTTTTCCATGATTGTTTGAATTGTTGTGTCATCAAGGACTTCAGCAATCTTTGGGAGATCGTCAATCAGCTTTGGAGTGATCCAAGACGGATCACTCTTCAAAACTTCAATTCGTGCTTCAAATTTAGTGTTGAAGCCAACTACATTGAAACCGGTGTTGTTCATTCTTGAATCAGTAGTCGGAGGTATTCGTTTTTTCCGCCGAATAAACGAGTGTAGAGATATGTGAAAGTATCTCCACCATCGTTGTATTTCACGATCCACATTCTTGTTCCGTAAACAGTCGTGCCGGTTCCGTGTGGATATGGGCAAGTGGTCAGAAGTTTGTTCAATCCAGTTGTTGGATCGAAACGCCAATACCGGCCGGTAAGCGCCTCCATGTGATAGACAAATCGACCGTCAGAATAAAAACAGCTATTCGCCGTTGGCTGGCCACCGTAGTAAACATCGTTGTGGTTGGTCCATCCGTTCGTGCAGATGTCGAACACGTCGATCCCGCCGACCGTTGTTCCAGTTGTTCGAGATGAACCACTCGGACGAACACTGAAAATGAATCGCCCATTTTGACCGCCCATTTTGTTGGCACCGACATCCGGAACGGTCCAGCCCTCGCGGATCAGAGACCAATCGCCATGAGCCGGGTTTGAATACGTCAATCCACGTGCGGGCGTTGGAACGAAAGAAGTCCAGGTATTCGCCGAGATACTGAATTTATATGAGTTCGTGGTGTTCGTTGTGAAAAACAGAATCGCGTCAGAATCACCACGGATCTTGAATACAGAAGTGGTGTCGGGATTGACCGTCCACGCTGGGGAAATTGTGATCGTGTTGGCCGCGTGTGCTGAAATCTTTCGAATTTGTCCGGCACCTGTTCCACTGACGATAAAAATTTCGTAGTTGGTAAAATTGTAATTCGCCACTCCCGCAGGCAAAGTCGCACTGGTCGCCGTTGAAACAACTACATTTCCGGAAAAATAGTTGTCGTCAGCGCGGTGTAGTGGGATCAGTGCTGAAGTGGATCCGGTCGAGGGAGATCCGCCGACGTTGGTGCTACTGCGTGCGACGTGATTGCGTGTAGCAATGTCCATCACTCCAACACCCGAACCACCATGGCAATACCAAATCGATCCCGTCAGGAGGTGGAATTTCGTTGTCGCGTTGAAAGCTGTTCCTGCTGTGGTGAACGTCAGAACTGAATTCGTTCCAGTCGTGTAATGCTTGATGATGAAATCTTGGCCGGCATTTGGGCCTTCGATGATGCGCACGGTTCGCCCAACAATGTTCTCTTTGATTTGCAGAGAAGTAGTAATTGAATTCGTGGTTCCAGCAGTTGCTGATAACAGAATTGTTCCAGCAGGCGCAGCATATTCGAGAACCATGGTTCCGGTGCCAGGACTTCCGATGCCTGAAAGTCCAACTGTTGATGCGAGATTGTTGTCCCAAGCATTCTGTTTCGCGGAAAACCGATGCAATGTGTTTGATCTGAAATCAGGCCAATGGAAAAACAAATCTTTGTCGAAGTATGGACTGTCAAATCCAAACAGCGGATCGGCGGTGCTCGGCGCAGTTGGAGTGAACGTGTTTGTTCCTACGAGTTCCCACGACGGCAAATGGAGAATTGGACGAATTTTTGAAGTTGTTGGCATATTTTTAGCTCACAGAAATTTGGTTGTATAAAATTCGCGTGGTTGAAAAAACGTCCAGCGCATTTGAATATGTTGTTGTTCCGATGGTCGTTCCACTGAATGAGCCTGAAACCGCAAATGGTGTCGTATTGTCCAGTTTCACAAGTGTCTCTGAAGCATCAATCACGGTTCTACCAGAAACGTCAAATCTTCCGACTGGTTTGTTTTGGAGAATGATCAGTGTGTCGAGAATCGATTCAAGAACTTCTGTATTTAGTGTCGGTTGTTCGCCTCCACTCGCTTGAAGTGCTGCCAGTTGCTGCTGAAGAACAGAAATAGCAGCATCGAGCTTCGTGTTTGAATCATCAATCTTCGTTTCAACGTCCATCAGAATGGCATTAGAAACTTGAACTTCATCAACTACGTTTTGAATGATGTCATTCTGTTGGTTTGACAGTGCTTCATTGCTCGCCGAAAGAGATTGGATCTGATTGGATAGGACGTGTAGTGCCGAATTCTGGGAATTCAGGAAGCCGGCAGTAAGACGAAGCTCGATGATCGTTCCAATTGGCCAGTCAGCGATCGGCCGAGTGTTTTCAACACCGCGAGAACCAATCGTCAGCACATCGCCATTTCTGGCAGTAATCGAAATCACCTCTCTTTTTGATCCTTTGGCATCTTCCAGAGTGATCAGAAAGTAATCTTCGGGATTGATGATGTTCGGGAACAGATCGCCCGTCCCTGTGCGGACACTGATCGTTTGATCCGCGAACGACGTGAGGGCGGTTGATGAGACAGTAAGAGCATTGTTTGAAAAAAGCTGCGCCATCACTCAATCTCCCCACTCAATGAACCATCTGGATTGCGAACCACGTTGATTGTTTGTTTGCGACTTGCCAGATCACCAATCGACATGATCGAATCGCGAATCAATGAAGCAGCGTCCTGAACTGGAATTCCGTCTTGAATTGGTGCGACTGGTTGAATTTGCTCATCAGATTGAAGTTGCATGAAAAAGTGTTCATCCTCCTGCTGAAGTTTCAGCTCTTCGATTTCGCGATGAGATTGAACTTGCGCCAGTTTGATCTGTTTGTCAGATTCAATTCTTTGAACTTCCAGTTGAAGCTTCTGTTGTTCTAACTGTATCTTCTGGAATTCGAGGTCCATCTTCTGCTTCTGAAGCTCCAATTCAGCCATTTTGATTTGCTGATCCATCTGAATCTTCTGTTGCTGAATTTGGAGTTCAACTTGCTTCACCTGGGAATTCTCGGCGGCCTGTTGTTGTTGGAGCTGAACTTGCATCATCGCGACATCCGGTTTTTCTTCCTTCGGCTGACCGACTTGTGCTTGCTGCTGCTGTAGCAGGTTCGTCAGATGGGTATCAAGCACGCCTTCGATTTCGGCCGCGCCCTTCAGGCCACTGACCGCCCACTTCATCAACTGGAGGAAAGCCGGGCCGAGTTCGGGGAACTGGGTTGCTCCTTGGATCGCTTGTGGGATCAGTTGGCTGATCGACTGGATCACCAGTTGGCGTTCCTGGGCGATGTTCTGGAATTCGGGAGCCGTGAGAGCATCGACAGACACCGTAATCGAGAAATTCGCCATAACTGCGTCTTTGAGCATCGCAATCGCAGGTTGAAGATACTGTTGATCCTCCTGGGCAAGCTCGCCGATCTTCAGCAGCATTTGATCAGGCGTGTAGAACCGGCAGATCAATTCAGCACGTTTCTGGATCAGTTCCGCGATAGAATCAGCAACTTGCATCTGTCGTTGTGCCAGTCTCACGCCTGCTGATTGAGCCTTGATCTGTGAGGCAGCGGCCGATTCATACGGATTCCCACCTGAACCACGAAGCACGTCAGAAATGCCTGAAATCACTTCAATTTGGCGTTCGACTTCGGCTTTCTCTTGTCGCAGTTGAGCAATAACATTCGCAATCGCTGTGATGTCCATGAACGAAACCGCATTGCCGAGACCACCTTGAGAAACGAACGCTTGATAGTTTCGCATCGGGATAGCAACAGAATCGCCAGTTGATTCTAGCAGTTGCTTCACTTCGGCATGTTCGCTCGAATAAACTGCGGCCAGTCGGCACGCTTGCGTCAGTCGATTGATTCGGTTGTTCAGAGTATCGAGCTGCTTGTATTGAGATTCCAGCAGTTCAAAATCAGAAACCGGGCACAGGGAATCTTCTGTGTTTGTATTCGCCAACAAGGGCGTGCAGAAGGGGAAGAAATCTTTCAACTGAAGGAAATCTTCAGTGTCTTCCAGCATCTCATCTGCCGAAAGATCGACGAAGTAAACTCGCTTCGATTCCTTACACCAAATTTCAAAAATTTCCGCTTGGCCGACTGTTTCCTCTTCGTCAGAGAAAAATTCACCATCGTCAGATTTTGAATAATTGCAAATCTTGGCTTTATCTTTTCCGAACCGACGTTCTACTTCCTCTTTCGTCATGTAAACTCGACGAGCCGCCCATGAGACGTTTTCCCATGAATCTGCATCCGCGTGGAAGAAGTCTTTATAAAGAATGTGCTCAATATCAGTATTCTGGAATCGAATAACTTCGGATGTTTCAGCGGCTAAATCTTCGGTGTCCGTGCTCAACTGAACAGGATTGCTGACATCAGCGTCATAACGAACATACGCAGCGCCAAGACCAACGACGAGAAAGTCTTTGATCATTCTCTTGGTCGCAGATTTGAAATTTGTGTTCGCAGTCAGTTCCGACGTGAGAATGCGTTCAAGAATAAGTGAAGCAACCCGAGCAATTTGATTGTTCGGATCACTGAACTTCCTGACGACTGTTGGCTTCGGAACTCGTGAGAACAGAGCAGATTCAAGAACGCCAACATTTGAATTGAAAATGTTGTATTTGATCTTTTTCTGATTGCGAGAACTATTCGTATCCGTCTTCTTCGGAAGATAAATCTTGTAAATTTTCTCTGAAATCTCCAGCCACTGTTTACGCGACTTCTTCGCATCCGAAATTTCTTTCTTCCAGAATGCTAAATCGTATTTTTCCATGTCATTCCCAGTATAAAAGTGTATTTAGCTGGGAATGACATCACAGAAAGAAATCTTCATCCTCCTGGCCGTAAAAGAAATCAATATGATCTTTTGAAAAAATTTCAGGATGAGCCTCCATGTATTCTTTCGGAAGAAATGGATTCTCTACAGTTCTCGGGGTGATCTGATAAGACATTTGAAGATCGAAATCAGACACAACCAGCGAAAGATACCTGAAACTGTCAGAAGCATGTGAATTGATATCGTGCCTTGGAGTTCTGGAGTAAATCTCTTTCTTCCGGTCGAAGGTGAATTTGTAATTTCTCAAGTATTCGACGCCCTGCGTAGTGTTTGGGTGAAAACGACACTTTGAGAAAAAATCTCTCGCCGAGTTGATCCCCTGGGCAACCGACAGATCAGGAATCTTTTTGCATGAGTAGCCATCGGCCCACAACAATTCAACTACACTTTTCCCTGTTTGAATGTTTTTGTTGTAAGCATCGTGTGGGAAGAAGAAATCACCGTATTCATACCTGCGAAGACTGGCGAAGTCATTCAATTCGGTCATGATCGTCTTGATTGATTTCCCTGTCGCAGAATAGAAATCAACTACATCCACTAATCCATTCTTCAGTTGATACATCCACACGGATGTTTGATCACTGAATCCAAGATCGAATACGCAATGGACCTTGATCTTCGGATCTGGGGTGAAATCTTGGAAGACAGCGTTTTCCAAGTAAGTCGCGAAAATTGAGCCACGATTGTGGGAAGTCCATGAACAACGAAATTCCTGCTCGAAATCTTCATCCGACATCTGCGATTTAGCTGTTTCTAAATCGTCTTCCGTGAGAATGTTGGTGTCGTCAACAGTGAGCGTTTCTAAAAACCATTCCTTGTTCGTTTGCGCAGTCTTGTAGTATTCGTAGAATGTTGATTGCTGGCCTTTGGGCGTCCCAGAGAACGTGAGCCATCCCCGGCGATCCGTCAGAGCAGGAATCAGCACCGTGGACAGCAGTTCAATTTGAATGTCCTGGCACTCATCAAGCACCACCCCGTCGAAATACAGACCGCGCAGGGATTCAGGATTGTCCAGACCGAACAGACGCATTTCAGCACCGTTTGGAAGAGTGATGGAAAGCCTTGTCTCTGATACCTTGCACAGTTTCAGAATTCCATCACCAAGAATTCGCTTGAATGCCTTCCACGCGATCGACCGAGCTTGAGACAGCATCGGCGCAATATATCCGTATTGCGGATTCGGCTTTTGGCAAGCAAGAGCTTTCGCAATCATGTCTCCAACAAGACAATAGCTTTTGCCAGCTCGCCGATGAGCCACCAGCATCGCGAAACGTTGCCGACGTTTGTGGTAGTCAAGAAAATACCGTCTCGGAGAATAATCGAGTGAAAGAGCCATCACTCTTCTCCGTCGATGATCTTCCCCTGAACGTCAAGAACAGAATCGTCGAGATTTGATTCAGGTATGCCAGTGATGATCGTCAACCCGCCCTGGCCGTTCTGATTGACGTTGATTGAATTCGTCGAGTGATTGATGCTGTGTTGGAACAGTTTGTAAAAATCTGTTGGATTCTGCGAAGCCCAGATTGCGAATGAAGGCAGTCCGCCGATCATTGAAAAGATGGCAGTGTTTACCTTCTGAAGTTCCTCGCGATCGACAGCCTTGAACACGTAATCGGCCTGATCACGAATACCAAGCCGCATCAAATCGTCATTGAATTGTTGAAGTGCCTTCTTGCCATCAAGTTCAACGGTCAGAATTGTTTGATCGTCAATTTGTTGAATTTCTCTTTGCTTGCCCATAAATACCTATTTTAGAAAGAAGTATTTATGGCAACAGGCGGACAACTCCGAGTTTTTTTGGCAAATCGAAGATTGCCATATATCTACGGCAGAAGGGATCTTCTGTTAGCACAGATGAAAAAGGCTGTGGAGCTTCAAAAGAATTTTGTAGAGCTTCAAAAACAATTCTACGAATGGGAAGTAAACAATCCCGAAGAATTCAAGAACTCGCCATTCTACGAATTGAGGAAGCCGTTCCATGATGCGCAGGCGAGAGGAGAAGAGATTGATCCCCCAAACTTTTTAGAATGCTTGTGGGTGGTTCAGCAGAAATTCAGCAACGGTGCTGTTTGGGGTCGCGGAACGAGAAATGTTCTATTCACCGCGAGAAGAGGATTCAGAAAAGAAGATCGGAAACGGAAAAAGACATGAAAAAACCCGCCGAAGGCGGGTTTTGTTTTGTCTGAAATTTTTCTAGGCGAAAACATATACCGAATTGTGCGCCGTTTTTGATACCCCCCGGTTCCAACTCCCCAGCTTGCAAATTTGAAAATCCCTGCCAATTTATCATTTTTATCAGATTGGTGGAACGGAACGGGACCGAACCGGCGAAACGTGGGAGTATTTATCAGAGTTGCCAGCTTCATCAGTGTTGGATGCCGGAACTGGAAATGTCAGTCAATGTAGGAGTTGGACTCTATCAGATTGAGAAGATCGGCGAGGATGGCAGCAGATGAGCGAAATTGAGGGGAGATCGCTGCATTTAGTGGACGAATAGAGAAAAAATGACACATCGCCGAGCCTACCGTGAGCTTTTGTATTACGGGCGCGTCCCGGAAGGCGCTCGTAAGTCATTGATTTTATTGATCTTTTTTACACGCGAAGCACATCCCCCGCGCCTGCGGCTCGCTCCGTGCCAGCATCCCGACGCGCTGGTGCGCCCCCATGCTCGCGTTCCTCACCGTTCCTGGCTGTCCTTCCGTTCCTGGCTCTTCCTGGCTGTCCTTCCGTTCCTGGCTGTCCATACACATACACGCACGCATACGCGCGCGAGAGCATCCCGAAGCGCATCCGATGCGCCCTCAATGCTATTCCCATTCATGAGCATTCCACGTGAAACACCATTCATGAACATTCCACGTGAAACATGATTCGATTGTCATTCCCTGAATCGTTTTTGCGTGATCCATCAGATTGAATGAGCATTCACCACACTTGCTGAATGGGCTTGTCGAATGGCGTGAACGTGCTATGATTCACCCCATGGAAACGAAACAAGGAGAGAACGAATGGAGGCTAAACGACCATTGCCAACTGATTTTTATCCATTGATCCTCAATGAATTCGATGATCGCATTTACAGTGCGATTACTGTCTTCATGGTAGAATGTGGATTGAGATACAGTGAGATTGAACATTTGAAAAAGAGTGATCTTGCTGATGTGCGAATTGGATCGATCTTTTTTGTAGATCAGATAAAGACGAAGAAGAAACGTCGTTGTGTCATGACCCCCAGAATGCGAGCTGTGATTGATGATTTACCATCAAGATCAGAATTCGTTTTTGGTGATCCGGAATTGCCACCATCGAACAAGACCTACAATAGAAAATTGAAGAAGGCTTGTAGTTCCTTCGGACTGGATGATGCGGAATTCGCTTCGCACTCTTTACGGAAATGCTACGGTCGGAAACTGCGGGAAAATGGCGTGTCGATTGAGGCGATCTGTGAGCTGTATGGGCATAGTTCGATTGCCATAACGCGAATGTATTGTGGATTTGATGAAGATCAGCAATGCGAATTGATCATGAATGTATTCGGATGAATGGCATTCAACCCTGTTCGCTGAATGGTGATTGAATGGGGATTGACGAATGGCGAATTGAATGGCAGAATTCAGTTGTGGTGGTTGATGGCGCGAACCACTCAAGATTTTTAGAACAGCGCCGAAACTTGTGTGTGTGAACTGTTGAAGGAGAAATGTGATGAGCGAAGCGAAGAAACAAGCTCAGCCGCTGCTGACGGCCGAAGAAAATGCGCGGATTGAGACGCGAGATGGAAAGGCATACCTCGACGGTGTGGAGGTGAGCCCGAGACGATTGATGAGTTCGCGTGCGGCGATCTTGCGCGAACAACGAGAGGCCGAAACGAAGGCGAAGAAGGCCGAACCTGCTCCTGTGCCTGCTCCTGTGCCTGCTCCTGTGCCTGCTCCTGTGCCTGCTCCTGTGCCTGCTCCTGTGCCTGCTCCTGTGCCTGTGGCTGAACCTGTCGTGAACGTGTTCGCGGAACGCCCGAATACGAATAGCGCAGAAATGAACCTCTATTTGCGTCGGGCGGAATTGCGCGCCGAGCTGGAACAGATTGAAGCTGAGTATGAAGAACTCGTAAACGAGATCCGGCTGTCCACGAAGAACAAGCCATCGGATCAGATGCTTGCTGCGGCTAAAGAGCAGCTCGAACATTGGTCGAAAGACGAGTTCCCGAAAGGCATTCAGAAAATTGTCATACAGGAATTGTCGAAGCTGGTATTCGACGGGAAGACTGAACTGGATTTAGATCCTGAATTTATTGTCGCAGTGATGAGCGATCATGGAATGGGCGATACGCCTGCGACGATGACGGATGTTTATTCGGCGATGTATGACGCCTTTGGGAACTCGCCCGAGCTTCCAGAATGGCTGTCGCCCGGTCAGAGCGAAAAATTGAAAAACTGGCTGATGATCCGTGCGGGCCTGAATAATGGCGCTGACGACGTGCGCGGTCCTGCTACACGTAAAGATGCGTCGACCCGTGGCGTGCTATGGGATCAGATCACTACGGCCAGCGGTCGCGTGATTCCAGTCAGCCCCACGAAGGCAGGCGGCTGGACTGTGCGCGGTCGAGGTGCTTCGGACGCGGTGAAGCAGGGGAAGACGACGCCCCAGGAGATCGCCGACCTGATCGCGAAGCTTGATCCGCCACGGAAAGAGTGATCCGCTAAATACGAACATCCCCTGTGATCTTGCCGACTGTGCGAAAGCCAGTCGGCTTTTTTACGCCTATGTTCCGGGACGGTTCTACTCACGTTCAATGTGTGAATGTCTATTCAGAGCCATTCAGTGAATAAGCATTCCACGTGAAAGATTGAATGCCCATTCTGTGAAGGCGGAGAATGGCTGGACGCTTGACGATCAGCGCCGAACGGGTAGAATAGCATTCATCGGTTGAGTGAATGCCGATAAATGTGTAATCAACGAATGGAGAATTTAGAATGCTGAATGTGAATGCTGAACGTATGCTGTTCGCCCTGGGTGATATCAGCCTTACCGTCGAAGCCTTTGAGCGTGTCGGGGCGGATGGAATCAGCAAGATGCTGTCTCGGCACGTGTCCGGCGATTGGGGCGATGTCTGCACTGACGATGCGCAGGCGAACACTGATGCTGTTCGGAATGGGGATTCGATTCATTCCTTCTATAAATTCGGCGACGACATGGTTTACGTTATCACCGAATGGGATCGTTCTAATACCACGGTTCTGATGAACTACGAATACTGATTCAAGGAGCATTCAACATGATGATTTACAATAATTCGACGCTCGACGCTGATGTTCTCGACAAGCTTTATTCTGTTCGGAATCAGTTGGAATTCACTGATGATCCGGTATTCGCTCGAATGATCGAAGAAGCGAATCGGCTCGTTTATCGGGTCATTGGTGAATTCACTCCGCTTCCGGATTGCTGGCATGCGACAGAATGGCAGGACAATGGAGGGCTTCCGGCTTACTGGGTCGCCCCGTCCATGAACGAATTTTCCATTGCAGGATTCCGAATTGAAGGAATCATTCATCACGTTCTGTCGGTTCCGGTTTGGCAAGCGATTGGAGTTCCAGAAGATGCGGATGATCTGGATTCGCTCGAATGGGAAGAGCGCGACGAACCGTGGATTTTTATCTACCGCGAACCCGTGTGATTTTATTTTTATTCCCCAACGAACGAAGCCGGCTTTTAGCCGGCTTTTTTCGTTCGTAAATACATTTTTATGAATGGATTTTCAATGACTCCGAATTCTATCGTGAAGCGCCATTTGAGCGAACCTGCGCCGGTTGATACTCGCGTTCAATACCATCTCGCCCATTCCGGCCTTCTGAATGCCGAGCTGAATTTTCTCGATAATGATCAGTCGATCCTTATTTACGATGCGCCCACGAAGCGATACGCGGAATTTGACGGCCATCGGGAATTCCTTGAATTCATCCGCCAGGATCCGGACTTTCAGGTCCGCCAGGATGAGGCAGGGAACGATATCGATTTTTGCTGGCTTGGTGCGGTTCGTCATCAGACTGGCCGGACTGGATCGATGGTTTCGCTTGCCTGTGAGCTTTGGATTGTTGGTGATTCTGATGATGGCGCTGACGATCGCGTGATACGCTGGGCCACTTGTTTCTTTGAGGAATAAAAAAGCCGGCAATTCGCCGGCTTTTTTTTGAATGAAATTCGTGGAAGATTTGAAAAAACCAATCACACGCGATTTCATGTCCGTTTCACCAACGCGGTGAAAAGCAAATGGAAAAAATCTTCTTATTAGGGCTCGGAAATCAGATGGCTTGGCGGATCTTCAGTGTTTCGTCATGGTCAGCTTGTAAGACTGGATCGGTGAACGAAGTGAATCGAATTGAGTGGGTGGTTTTTTGAAGTTCGCCTGAATACAATCCTTCGACGATCGTTCGGTCTTCATCATTGAGGTTCATAGCTTTGATGAAATCGTCTCCGTGGTTCACCAGATATATCGCGCGAAGTAAACCCAGTGCTGAATCGAGTGAATCGGTGGTGAGCTTGATCATGGTTCCGTTTCCTTGATGATCCGCGCGCCAGTATGAAGTGATCGAAAACTGAATATAGAATTTCTTGCCTTGAATCTGAATTCCATTCGGAACCGCTTCGCCATCATGAACCAAAATCGAATCACGTTCTTGCTTTCGCGTATTCTGCGCATTCGATGCTTCCTGAAGATTGTCAATACGGTTGTTCAGGCGATCATTGTCAATGTGATCCAGAATTTCAGGAGGCTCTTCGTTCTTGAGGATCTTCCAAACAATTCTGTGTGCGACGAACAGCTTTCCATCAACGCCGATGACACGGTATCCGTGTTTGTTGATCGTTCCTGCGACCTCGCCGGGTTTCGCACCACCACGACCGATCTTCCGGACAAGATCACCAGTCGTCGAAATGTATTCAAACAGCTCATTCAGACGTTCCACGCTTGGCAACTTCTGAATATTTCTGCCATTCTCACTCTTCAGATTTCTAACAAATTTTGTCATACAGTTTCTCCATAGATTCAAAAAGTTTTTCAAAAATATCCAGCAGCTCATCTGCTGGAATATCGTCATTCTACGATACATTTCGATACAAGGCAATACTTGAAGGGGGTGCCACTTTGACACACCCTGTCGGTCTGATATTTACTGCTTGCTGTCCACGAATTTGGACGGGAATGACGCCAGGACGAAAAAAAACGCCGAGATATTTCTATCCCGGCGTTCAAAACTTTGCGTATCTAAAAGGAGAGTTGAGCGATCGCCTTGAAAGGAGAGAGAAACTGCGATCACTCAACAGAATGAAGTTTATCCGATTGGGTCGAGTATGTCAAGCGTTGATGACGTTCAGCAGGCGTTCAGAAATCTGTTCTGAAACTGTTTCCGATATCTCGAAGATGAACTCGTCTTCAAAGATTCCTTCTTCATCAGAATCACTCTTCTTCAAAAATTCAAGAATCACGTCGAATTGAGCTTTGTTCTCTTCGTAGATCAGTAGCAGTGAGAGGATGAATTCCGATCCAAACTTTGGAACTTGTTTCGGTGTCCACTTCGATGAACCGGTTCGATTGGTCCCACGAAGACGATGATCAAAGAATGCCTCGACGATGATTCGCACGTCGTCATTGTATGTGCTGGACAGTGGGACGATGCGCATCGTCGGATCGTCAGCGGACCGTTGAACATATCGACCACCGCCAGCCATGATGCAGTAAAGCTTCGTCAAACAAATGGAGTGCAGAAACTCGGTGTTCGGATACAGTTCTGCTTTTGCGCAAGCTCGAATGTGCTCGCGAATAACGATAACGATCACTTTCGTCAAACGTGCGACGTAATCACGATGCTTTCGTAAAGCCGCTTGGAATCGCTGTTCTCGGTCGTAATCTTCTCTTTTTGGGGCAGTCAAATGTTTCGTCATTTTTGCTCTGATATTTTGGCCTTGAATGATAGCAGGATGTAGTTTAGAATTCGTAAATACTGTTGCGTCAGACATGGATTGGCTTCCTTTGTTTTGATGTTGATATACCGCCCCGAGCTGTTCCCGCAGTTTCGGGGCGTTCTTTTTTCAGTCTACGATCGAATCTCTGCTTTCGTCAAGGTTCGCGGACTGCTCTGCTATTTACAGACAAAACAGATGGTTTTCTATTTCGCGATGATCCGTGAGGGTCTGCAGATGTGGATCCTGGCAAAAAATTTTCCTAAATGAATTTGTATTTCTTTAGGCAAACTTTTTGCCACGGTGAGCACGTCAAGCGCGCAGCGCGCAGACGGCTGAAGAACCGTTGATTCATTGAGCTGGATCATTCGCTCAAGATCAATCCGATTCATCGGCGAAACAACGAGTTGATCTATGAGACATCGCTTGCGATGCGAATGGATCAGCGAGTTGCGAATGAGGTCGAACGACCGAGTTCGTGATCTAACAAGGTGCCATTGTCTTCTTGGGACGGATCGACAGAACTTCGTCAGTTGATCTTCATTCGCCTGCGGCTCATTCGACAACTGCTCATTCTGCGACCGTCTTCCGTCTGCGACGAGTGATCATTGAGCCGGATCATTCACGCATATCTCATCAAGTTCTTTCAGCGGCTTCGCTTCGCTCACCGCACGAAAACTCATTCATGGCATTTTTTACTTCCTAAAGTTATTCTTCTCTTAATTTTAGGAACTAAAAAATGCCATGATCCACACCTTGCACAGATCACTGAAATAGAAAACCAACTGGTTGAGGTATTCGGAGCCTGCGAAGCGGGCGACAAAACAGTGGGGGGAGAGAAGGTGTATTTGGGTATATGTCGCTTCCTTTTTCGTAGTATAAATCATTCCAAAACAACTTTTCTAATAATAGAATTCACGAAATCAATCCGAAATATATCTCCAGATCCAAACCCTTGACGAAACTCGGGGGCCATCGCACAATACATTCATCGGGCCGTCAGGCTCGTATCGTTGACGTTATGAAGGAGAAATATGAAACCGCACCAAAAGATCAGAGTTCTGGAAGAAGAATATCAAATCTGTAAACGAAATCTTCAGAAATATGTTTCTGAATACAAAGCTGCGAACCGTATGCCGATCCGCGACAAGGCCAGCATCATCACCGATCTGGAATTCCAGATCACCATTTTCTACAAGCACTTGTCGACGATCCAAGACGATCTGATCAAAGCGTATTGGCAAGCACGTCAGAATGCCTCTACGGCTTGAATACAGCCCCTACAAGCCACGATCGCGGAAAATCCTCGTGCGGATGTTCGGATTGCTCTAAACCACGTTTTTTACATCAAAGGAGAAAATTTTATGAACACTCAACTGTCAGTCTTTACCTTCGCGAAGAAGCTCGGAAATTCGATCAGTCGCGTTGAACCTGTTGAACAGGAAATCGAAGGTCTGCGCTTATCAAACTACGAATTCCAACGAATCCAAGAGGCGCTTGCGCCGATCAAGAACGAAGACGGTTCGATCAAGGCAATCAATGCTCGGGATCTTCATGCGTGGCTGGAAACACCAAAGCATTTCGCCGACTGGGCCAAGGATGCGATTGATCGTGCTGGTCTGACCGAAAAACTGGACTTCGAGGTTTATCATGAATCCGTGAAAAACTCGTCAGGCGGTCGGCCACGCATCGAATACCACCTCTCACCAGATGCTGCGAAGGAAATCGCGATGATGACGAATTGTATAATCTGGCGCCATCAACCCATGACGTGAATGCTTGTTTGAGATTCTATGGATATCTCAATCAATCCGGAGAAGTGTCGCAGCTTGGAAAAAAGAAATTCGGTGATATGATTCAAATTCACAGGACGACCATTCAAAATTCAAAAGAGCATTTGAAGCCATTGTTCGATCCGCAATCTCCATACTTCGGTGAATTCCTTCAAATGGTTCGTGAATGGTGTGTTGCGAATAAAAAGAATCTGACCAAGGCCAAGTTCAAGACTGCCAAATTCAAGTTCTAAAACAAAAGGCTCCAATTCGGAGCCTTTTTTCATTTGAGTATTCTCTGAATCGTATCAACCCGTATCATCCACCCGTTCAGAAACTTCCCGTTCGTCGGTCTGTTCTTCACGATCTCGCGAAAGAATCTTCTCCGAATCTCCAGCATCTTCGCCAGAACAACCGCTTCATTCGCACTACGAACCGCCTGAATCGTCTTCGGGCCGATATCACCATCAATCGTTGCTCCTACAGCTTCCTGAAGCATTTTGGCCGCTCTGCCAATGCCATGATGAACACAAGCATCGAAATGGGCGAGGGCGATCTTTTCTGGCAAATCAGCACAATCACCAGCGAGCCAGTATTTCTTGAAATAGATTCGTTTAGCTGCGGCGAATGTCAATGAATCAATATCAAGATCAGGATTGGCATTCTTCGCAACACCGAACTTTGTTTCACCGCCTGAATCATCAGGATCATTCACATAGCCAGTGGCTCGGCGATCCGCAGCAGTTTTGATTGAACCAGAAACACAAGCCGGATGATTCGGATCGAACCAAGCGCCAACTTCGAAACGCATCGTCAGATTTATAGCATCATCGAATCCCATTCATACCTCAAAAGAGGTATTTACAAAAAGGGAAGGGCGCCGAAGCGCCCTAAATCTGATTGAAAACCAGATTGTCGAATTATATCCAATTCGATTGATTCAGCAGAAACGAAATCAGTGTTCCGTCCACGATTGGTAAATCGTAGCAATATTGAATGGAACGCATTTTGAATCCTTTCGTTTGGCTGATCTGAATAGCAAGCCGTCTCGCCAAGTTGATCGGCCCGCCATGAGCTTCGCAGGGTTGTCGGTGCGTCTCCAGTAGTCCAGATGCCCCGGGTATCGACCACGACCGCCCGAGCTTGAGGTAAAATCTGTCTGCGCTGTCGGACACACAGGTTCCCCGAAGTGTCTATCAGCGCAGGTAAAATCCAGCATCAACAGGCGCCAAAAATGGAAAAAGTCGCATATTCATACGTTCGGATCAGCTCCGCTGTTCAGGCTCATGGAGACGGTATCCGCCGACAGACTGCCGAAACTGAAAGAATCTGTAGAGAAAAGGGGTGGACCCTCTCAAATCGGAAGTTCCGTGATATCGGAGTTTCTGCGTATGATTCATCAAATTTGTCAGAAAATCGCGGACTCGGAAGACTGATCAAACTCATTGAAATCGGAGAAATCGAACGAAGCTCGATCATCGTAATCGAAGCTCTTGATCGTTTGACAAGAGCCACGCCACTGGATGCGCTTTCGCTGCTCACCAGAATTGTTTCAATGGGCGTCGAAATCTTTACGACCGTGGACAATCAGCATTTTTCTAAAGAACGACTGAACCAAGATCCCGCATGCTTGTTCATCACACTCGGACAGCTCATTCGCGGAAGAGATGAATCTGAAAAGAAATCAAATCGTTCTCGGGCTTGGATCAAGCAACAGAAGCAAAAGAATGAATGCTTCACCGGTCGAAATCCATTCTGGATCACTGGCAGACCGCATCAAGGCGAGACATACACGATCAATGAATCGAGAGCGAAGATCGTGCGGGAAGCGTATCGACTGGCCAAACTCGGATACGGTGCCAACAAAATCGCGCAGACATTCAACCAGCACGGATCCGGCTTTCATCGTGATGACGGAAAGATATGGATTCAATCGACAATTCAACGGTTTCTTGCCGATGAAGCAGTTTTCGGTGTTCTCATTACAAAAGAAGATGAACGGATTGAAAACTACTATCCGCCGATCATCACCGAAGACGAGTTTCGTGAAGTCAGAATGATCATCGAGATGCGAACCAGAAAGCAGAACAGGAATCCGAAGCTCACGACCTCAAATCTCTTTACTTCGATTGTTTCGTGCCGCTGTGGTGCTGGCTTGTTTTTCGCAGGGGAAATTGACGAAAATGGATACGACACCAGAATGTTGAAATGTATGAACACTCGCGATCATGGTGGCTGTGAATCGATCGTTGTTCCGTATGGAGACTTTGAGAATGAAATTCTGTATCTGCTCTATGTTCATTTGAATCAAAGATTCGGGAAGAAATCAAGTCCCGGAAAACTGCTTTCGCTGAATGCCAAGATCGACGCCATTGACGCCAAGATCAAAAATTTCACCGATGCGATTGAAAATGCTGATTCGCCAACAGTGATCAATATGATGGTGAAGAAGATCGAAGAGCAAGAGAAAGAACGGAAGCAGATACAAGAACAGATCACGGATCTAAAAGGAAGTGAAGTCGCATTGAAACACGTTGTTGATCGTCGAGAGCTGTTCGACAACTGGAAGGAGTCGATCAAATCGGATGAAGCCAGAAGAGAGCTGATTCAATCCATCCGGTTGATCGTGGCCAAAATCATTGTAGATAGAATTCCCCATAGAATTGATGGTTCAATCCAATACAGACAGATCGACATCATTTCCGAGAACAACGAATTCCCGATCTTCGGAAGAGAAATAAAAATGAAGATCGGAAACAAAGCAAGATACAAGGCCAGACAGTTGGGGGCTGAATAACAAAAAGCCGGCATTCGCCGGCTTTTTTACTTGATCACCCCAAATTCTCGGAGTCTCTTTTTTTCATCACGCATGAAAGACTGATACGATTTATATCCGCGATGGAATCCATCACAGCAACCGTAAATCTTGTATCGTCGAATCAGCTTCGGTGCTTTGAAAGCTTCTGCCGGAATGATCGATTTCAGGGGAACGATTTCGCCATTTGGAAGGCGAAACATTGCTTCTGAATAAACGTCAGGTTCGTCGTCGTCTTTCATTTCGCCCCTTTGTCTTCTAGTGATTCGACAGTGAGTGTTCGCAGCACAATATTTCCGAGTGCCGAAATCGCGGTGATTGTGCCAGGAGGGACGCCGAGAACGCCGAGTAAGGCGCCAGATTCAATTGCGATGGTTGAGGCATTCCACCAGAACGTTCTTGATTTCAAAAGTCCTTTGAGTTTTTGAGTATTCATTTTTGCTCCAATCTTTCAATTCGTTTTTCAAGACGCTCAACTTCTGATTTGAGCGCGTAATCTTTTTGTTGATCTCGAACTTCTTTCAACATCAGCGCAATTTGATCCATCTGTAATTTCACAAGAGAAATTGAACTCTGCGCAGAGAAAAATTGCGAGGCAATCCAAGTAATTGCGGAAATCACCAATGCTGCTACAACTTGTTTCCAATCAAGGTTCATGAAATTGCTCCTTCAATAATGTATTCGGTGGAAGAAATCACCAGAATTCGAGCAACACCACGTTGGTTCAGAGTTCGATTTCCAGTGTTCGCGGTTCCACTTTGACGCAAGGTCAAACCTGCGCCCTGTGTAATCGTGATAGCAGCGGCTGAATTGTTGTAAACGGTGTATTCGCCAACCGTCAAACCGGTATTGATTGTGAAACCTGCGGAAGTTGAAAACACGTTGTTCAGGGTCAGTGCAGCATTGATTGATTTTGGCGCAATGACTGGAACGGCTGAAGTGAATGAAACTTCATCGATCGTCGCTCTGCTGACAGTCGTTGAATCAGCAGCAGCTTTGGTTCGGAAATCCAAACGTCCACGTTCTGCGCCTGCTGTGTTCGAGACTGATATCCCTTCCACAGTCGAACCGATGATTCTCTTATTGGCAGTGTTCGTTCTACTGAACGACAGAATGCCATTCTGCGAACCATCTGAACCGAGAGAAGCGGCCGGGCCAGTTGCGCCAGTTTTTACCGCATGAATGGAAAGATTCGGCGTGATCGTTGTGTCAGAGTTCGAGAAATACAAATCGCAGGCGGTATGGCCAACAATCAAACGGCCTTGTGCAGTTCCGTCGATGTAATTCGCTCGGAAGATTTCGAAATCGGAACCCGCAGAATTCGTATCTCCGCCAAGTCGCACGGCGAAAGCAGCCGCACCAGTCGTTGCATTTCTCGTGATGCTGATTGGCGTAGTGGCCACAGTTTTCGCATCATTCCGAAGCAGCATTTGCACTGTGCCAGCAGATGTCAGATTGAATGAGAAATTGTTCTGATTTGCTGTGGCGGTAGTCGCATCAACGTTGAAAACCGCGCTGTTGGAAGTTGTTTTCAGAGAAACTACATCCGCAGCAGTAGCAGTGCCATTCAGACGACCGGATGAATCGATATTCAGTCGGATCGAACCGCCAGTTGCAAAATCCAGATTGTCAGCAGATGAACGCAGAATGCCAGTGTTTGAATCACCAGCAAACGAGTATCCCGGCGCTGTTGCGGTGCCTGAAATCGCTTGAATCTGTAAACTTGGAACTACAGCAGTTTCTGATATGGTTAGAGCCGTTGCGACACTGTTTGACGAATCGACATCACCACCAGTTCGGAACGTGATCGACGAAATGCCACCGGTTGCATTTCTCGCAGTGCTCAACCAGTTGTTTGTTGCAGTGATCGCAGCATTGGAAATCGATAAGTTCAGATTCCCCACAGAAGAAATTGATTGGGAATAAACTCCATTGTTGGGAGTGGCCAGAGCCGCAATCATTCGCTGCGTGATGCCACCAGTCGAACCTGTCGAATATCTGAATTCAGTTCCGGTATCCAGTGAGAAATTGAATCTACCGGTTCCAGTTTGCTCGAAGTTGATGTTGCCATTTACGCCAGATGAACGATTCACCCGGAAGTTGTATGTGGTGCCGCCATTCACAGTCAGGAATTCAACAGTCGAACCACCATCGCCAGTTCGACCAACGCCAACTTTCATCGAACTTGTGCCGGTGGTGGCGGAAGTTTGGACAAGAGGCGCAGAAACAGAAGTCGTGAATTGACCGACCGCACCATTTACGAAAGCAGTTGCCGAAATGTTTTCAGAATTGACTGTTGTGGAATTGACCGCAACAGAATTGACAGTTTGAAAACCAGCAGTTCCGGTGAATGTTGAAGTTCCAGATACGGAAAGAGTTGAAAGATTTGAAGCACCATCAACTTGAATTGTTGGAGTTGTAATACTGTCAAATTGTGAAGGGCCGGCATCAACACCGGCAGCAAGAATGTTGCCGCCAACAGCAAGTTCGCCTAAAACCGCAGCATCACCAGATACACCAAGACCGGAAGCAGCCAGTAATCCGCCGACGGTCGCCCCGCCACTCAAATCAAGAGTGGAACCAGTGCCGCCAATGAAACCGAGAGTTTGAAGTTGAGTTGTTCCTGAAATGGTCGCACCATTCAGAAGATTCATTCCACCGAAGATGTTCAGATCGCCTTGAAGTTTGGTATTGCCGACAACTTGAAGAGAAGAAGCGCCGTCGTCAATTGTGGAAGCCAGAATCAATCGACCATCAACGATCCGCATCCGTTCAGAACCAGCAACAGAGAATCCAAGAATGCCAGAACTTGGACGAAATAAACCAGTCGCTTCTGAATTGAATTGAATGCCGGGATTGTTCGGTCCACCGTCAACGATTCGCAGGGTTGATTCCATCGGCGCTTCTCCGCTTCGAGGAAGCGAATCAGTCAGACCGTTAGCGATATCAGTCAATGATGAATTGTAATGTGTTGAACTAATGACGGTTCCCGGGACTACCGGTTCATTCGGCAGTTCGTAAACACCAGAGCCGTTTCGTGCCATAAAAATCCTTTGTAAATGTGTATTTACAAGAATTTTCATGATGCCAGAAAAGAAAAACCCGGCATTCGCCGGGTTTCGTTTTAGTCTGTGAAATACTCTCGCAAGATTGTCGCTAGTGCTTGTCCATCCAGATTTTCATCTCGAATGAACTGTTTTGCTTGTTCTTTCTTCAATTGAATTCCACGAGGGCCTGAACGTCTTTCACCGTAAACATTGTTGTTCTTGATGAAAGCTTTCGCGCGTTCTCGAATCTTTCTCTTTTCCTCTTCGATCAATTTCTTTTCGATTTCATCCGCAGCCTGATTCGATACAGTTTTCGATCCTCGCGCCACAACTCCAGAAACAGAACGTTTCGCCTTCTGTGCGACAAGTTCATCGAGTTCGGGCATCGACTGAACCGCCTTATTCAGAGGAACGCGATCCAGAGCACGAGCACCACGAGCAAAAATAAAGCCAGTCGAACCGCCACCGAGACCGCCAATCAGCGCAGCATCCCGCAGAGCGGACACCTCCTGCGTTTGTCCGGAAAGCTGTTTCGCCAGAGTGATTCGACGATCACGTTTGGCCAGAGCATCCTGAACATTCTGAAGCGGAGCTTCGTCTTTCAGAGCACGGCCACGATATTGAGCACTATTGATGACGGAATTCCATTTCGCAGGATCAGCAATCGCAAGCGGATCCTTGTTCGTTTTGGACATCAACTTCTCGAATACCTTGAATTTTCCGTAATATTCATCGGCATCTCTAAATTTGGCCTTGTCGGTATCTCCGAGATTTGAATCAAGGATTTCACGCATCCGATTCCGAATGTCTTGCAGCTTGCTCAAACGGGCGTAATCGATCGACTGGCCTTGAGTAGCGGAAAAGATTCGATCTTCAACATTGTTCAGAACGTCATTCAGATCCGTCATCTTGATCTGTTTGCGATTCTCTTTCACCTTCTTCGTTTGACCGACCAACCCGACTTGTTCTGACTGGAATTTCTTCGCTGCGACCTTATCGCGCTGGATGAGCTTTCGTTCCAGTTCATTCTTCGCCTGGGCGATCTTCTGTTTGATGAATACTTGTAAATCTTCTTCTTCAAACTTCTTCAGACGATCCAGATCATCAATCTTTTTCGCGGAATTCAGTTTGAAAACAGTTTCAAGATCCTTCAAATCAGCTTCGAGGGATTCTTTCAGTTTCTTTTGAGCCGCAGTCAGTTCGCCACCTTCCTTTGGAACAATCGCTTCCAACTGACGGTTCTTTTTGGCGATGATCGATGACAACTTCGTCGCATCGGCATTCACCACATTTTTTGAGTTCGGAACAGCGGTTTTGGTTGTCTTGACGAGCAGAGCATCAGAACCGAGAACCATCTTGCGAACACGATCAATCGAATCCAAACGACGTTGAGCAGAAATGAATTGATTGTAATTCGTCCCCGAGAACTTGCCGTCAATCGTATCTTTGAACTGTTGAATCTCGCGATCGAGGATGTTCAATTCACGTTCAGGATTCGCGGCACGACGCAGAGAGATTCCTTTCTGCTTCTGGACTGGAACACCATTCACGTCAATTGTATCTGGAACTTCTTTTTCAATCTTGAACAGATTCTCAATTTCATTCCCAATTTCGCGGTCAACACTTGGATCTGAAATCAATGTATCAATCTGCTTGATTGCCTTATCATCGACAGTGGCGGTTCGATCGCGCAGAATGCTGTTGTAATTCTCGCCGGCCTTTGTTTTGACTTGATCATAAAATTGAGTCATGCCCGGCACGGTGTCGTCGCCATGCTGAAACACGCCGTTTTGGGTGAATGGCGTTGTATCAACCCCGAGTTCTTCACCAATTTGACGAGTGATGATTTGGGCAGCTTCGTGATCAGATCGAGCAATCAGAGTGTCTGTTTTGCCGAAAACATTGTCTTTGAGATTTGAAAACCCGCGAACAATTTTAGAATCGGCAATCATATCAGCGACTTGGCCTACTGATTGTCCGGCACGCGATTGAGCGATCTTCTTCGCAGCAGGGGCGATCAGTTCACCACCGGCACCGAAAGCCGCACCAATCCCAGCATTCGCAAGAGTTTCCGCCGTAGAAGTGGAAGGACTCAAAGCAGAGTTTGTCAGAGCATTCACGCCAGCTTGCGCCAACAGACGACCACCAAGAGCCAGACCGCCGCCGATTGGAGCGGTAGCAGCACCAACAGCGACTTCGGGCAGCATGGAGCCAATCGTTCCGCCGACTGTTTCACCGAGAGCGATTTGATCTGGATCTTGACGACGTTGAGCTTCCACCCTTCGCAGACCTTGACCGTAATCGATATTCGTCCCGTCAATTCGATTCTGAATAGCACCAGCAACTGGAGCAACAACTTGGGCTAATCCCAAACCAGCCGATTCAATGCCTGATTTGATGCCATCCAGAGTGTTGTCTACGAAAGATTTTTTAGATCGACGAACATTCGCATTCAGTGGCACTTCTAATTGAGGCGCCAGTTCCAGCAGGATTTGATTGTCTGGAATTCCTTGCTGACGGAAAAATTCAATATCTTCCTTGAATTTCGCTTTCCCGCCATCCAGAGCAGCAATCTGATCGAGAGCCTTCGACACGTCGCCATTCTTCGCAATCTCAACTTTCAGTGATGGCAGTGCTTCTTTCAACAATCGTTGCCGATTCACAACAGTATTCGCAATGGCGGCTTCACGCTGATTCTTCTCACGCTCATCGGCCCGAATATTGTTCAGGATTTGCTGATCGGAGAATCCTTGTGAACGAGCCCACTGAATTTGATCTTGATACTTCGCAGTAAGGTCGGATGAAATAAGAGGTTGAGATTGGCCACGAGTTGAAATACGCTGAAGGTAATTCCGCGTTTCATCGGCAGGAGGTTGAGCGCCTGCGAGAATTGCTCTCTCTGCGGCAATACCACCGTTATACCCGGCGAAAATGGTTCGACGTAAAGTTTCAGGATCGATGTCAGGTTTGGCTTTCAAAGCACGACCACCAATCTCTTGGACCAGCTTTTTCGCACCTTCACGCGCTTGAACTGGATCAGTCGGATCTTGAACACCAAAAGCACGAGAAATTTCAGGCATCAATTGATACCGACCAACCGCACCCTTCGGCGAAACGGCTTTATCGCCGCTTCGCTCACCATACACAATATCGTCGAGGATCTGATTTAGAAAATTTTCATCATTCAGCATAAATCACTTTCTATCTTTCATCCATGACGGAGCGATTCCAGAAGGCGGCAGAGCACCAAATGTTCCAGAACCAAGAGCACCTTCAGGACGTTGACCAGGAGTTCCGGAACCGCGAGAATCAAATTCACCAGCCTTTACTCGATTGGCCAGATCCTGCGCTTCGCGTTCGAGAGCCGCCAAACCATCGTTCATCGCGCGTTCGACTTGAGCCGCAGACTGTTGCGCTGGATCGATCGAAAAGAACCGAGCCGCAAGATTCGCCTGTTCGCCTTGAGTGTTTGACAGTTGTGTCGGAGACAGACCGTTCGCCTTCATGATATTGCGAATGAACTCCATAGCAATCAAACCTGGCTTTTCAAGTTCCTTCGCGGCGGCAGCATTTCCACCACCAAGAATACCGAATGAAATCTTGTCAGCCGCCAAACCAATCGCCGAAGTCGCCTTTTCGTATGTTCCTTCCGCCTTATATCGTTTCAACAGATCACGGAGTTCCGCCAATCCACGTTGAGCAGATTGAAAAGCGACCAAGTTCATTTGTCGATCCTTGTCGCCCTTATCGCCCTTGGGTCCAGATGCTGGACCACGAGCGATTTCACGACCATTAGTATCAAAACGAACTTCATCACGACCCAGGCTGAAAGGCTTCGGCGCTTCGGGCGCTTGTGGTGCCTGATAGCCGGTTCGCGCATCTTGAGGCCGAACGACGACCTGTCCGGGCGAAAGCACGATCGGAGCTTCTGGCGCAACATCGCCGATCCGAACAGGATTCGGGGATTGACGAGTTTCACCATTTGAGAGCATGACATCCCACATTCCAGTGGTCGGATTTTGAGTTTGGCCAATCACCTTGATGTCAGATTGCCTTGGATCGTTTCTAGCAACAACACGACCTTGAGAATCAACAGCGACAGCTCCTTGTTGCAGAACCTGCAGTCCTGGGCGTTCTTGCGGAAATGCCGATTTCACATCTTGCTGATCGAACAGTTTTGCGAACGACTGACCATCCGGACCTGAACGACGCAGCTTTTCGATTCCTTCAGCACGAGCCAAACGGATTGCCTCAACCTGGGCTCCAGCACCACGTTTGACGCGATCGGCATCTGTTGTATCGTTGATTCCGTATTGCGAAAGATCCTGGCCAACAAAACGATCGGGATCTTGCTGAATAGCAGCCAAACGACGTTCATCTTCCTGGCCGTTATTCTTCACCAGTTGAATTCCATCACGATAAACCTGACGACCTAATTCGTTCATGTTCTTTCGCTCAAGATCAGAATTCGCTTGAAGCTTCGCCCCAGCTACACCGGAAAGCGCCGCGATCACAGTTTGCAGGGGATTTCGTAAACCTCCGACGAGATATCCAGAAACCATTTGCTGCTGACCACCCGGATTGAAATTCATCAAACCGTTTGCGAGTTGTTGCTTACGCTTGTTTTCCTCAACAGCGTTTGTATAGTCGAAATCATCCGCCGAATACTGTTGAGGATTGAATTTATTGAAAATGTTTTCGAAGTCCATGATTACGCCATATCAGAATTGCCACCATTACCGAGCAGAGCCAGAGCCGGGGAAACCGCAGCAGTTTGAGGTGAGTTTGGCTTTCGGTTCATAAGGTATGCGCCCAGAATGCCAGTCGCGGCATTGATCGCCGATGCTTGCGGAGAACCGCCTTGTTGGTTTAGAAGCATCCCGGAAATCATTCGCTTTTCATCGTCGGTGAGTTTCTTATTGCCGAAACCACCAGTTTGTGGAACGGGCATTGGTCCGCCAAGTTGAGCATTTTCCATATTCGATCCTTTGTAAAAATGTATTTACAGCGGAACCGGCAAGGCTGGACGAAATCACCGGCTCACGGTAAAATGTGGGTTCTATGTAAAAGGAGAACGTATGATCAAATATTCGACGAGTGGTGCTGTTTTTCGACGGTTTTCAAGCGGAAATAAAGTTGTTTATCTTCATCGAAGAGGAACAGATAATTCTATTTTTTACGTGGGAATGGGAACGCCATATCGACCGAAAGACAAGAAGAGCAGAAATCGGTATTGGTGGAATGTCGTTGAGAAAAATGGATACGACATTGAAGTCATTTACAAAAAGAAGTCGAAGGCTATGGCAGATTGGATTGAAGAAAATCTGATCGCTGCGCTTCCGGATCTGACGAATATTTGTCCGGGTGGCGAAGGCGGGCCATCTATGCCAGGGGAACAGCATCCAAATTTTTCCGGACATTGGTTCTTTTTCAATTTGGAAGAGAATCTGTATTGGATTTCGACTGGTGGAATTGAGCTGGAAAAACACGGTTTTCATACAGGTGATTGCTCAAGAGTCAAAAATGGAGAGCGCGAATATCTCACTTCAAAACGAATTCACAAAAATGGAGTGAAGATTCGATTTGATGTGGTTCAACTTGAGGATATCGACGAAATTGTGGATCTGATTGCAGAATACGATCTTCAAGAAGCTGAATTGAGCGATCAGGAAATTCGTGGTCGGGCTGGAGCAAATTCTTCGGAATTTGGTAAGACTGGAAGCAAGTCGAATGTATTCAGAGGATATTCGATCGGAGTGAATGAGAATCAAATTGTCATCTTGGACGGAGCGAAACAAATGAAAGAAAACGGTTTCAACCGTGGTGTGATTTCAGAGTGTATTTCCGGAACTCGAAAGTCCCACAAATCTTTCCGCTGGTTCCGATCCTTCGATCTGTCTGAATACAAATCGCTCAATCTGATTCCATTCAACGAAGAGACGAGAGAACTTCTCGAACAATAAAAAAGCCGGCTTTTAGCCGGCTTTTTTATTTCTTCTTTTTCGTATTGATCTTTGAATAATCGACCGCCAGGAAGCCGTTCGGCATCTTCTTTGAAATGTCGCGGTTCTCTTGCGCAATCACACCGGATTCTGAACCAGTCAAGCCGAGTTTCTTCTTCGCAGTATCATTCCACTCCCACTGATAAAGATCGCGACCAGATTCAGTTTCGCCGATCTTTTCGACATTCTTCTTCAGTCGTTCGTCAGAAGGGGCGAAGGCAAAAAGGGCAGCCATTGTCGCGGCTTGGGCCAATGCGCCATTAGTAGCATTCGCACTCGCCGCACCAGCGTTGTATCGAGCTTGCGCTTGCTGCTGATTCAGATTCGCAGCGCCGAGATAGTCAACTCCACCGACTTGACCTTGTTGAGAATACGCCTGATATTGTTGCGCACTCGGGACGGGAGTGGTGCCATTTAGAAGACTCTGATATTCATTCAGCGAGCGATATCTGTTCACTTCGGCTGCTGAAAG